GAAGACTTTTATAAGTTGGCTGCCTAGAATCTCCCAAGGGAAAGTCTCCTGATAATTCAGCGTATATCATTATGACCTATTAACTGACTTTAAACAAATAGAGAAAAAGGAATGTTTAATGCAGGCTATGGATGGTATCCATAGTAAGTTTGGAAAGAAAAAATTAGGTGTCGGACCATGTTTTGTTCCTGGTCGGAACTGGTCGATGAGTAGAGATAAACTTAGCAGGAATCCTTTTAAGTGGGATGAATTATTAACTATAAAATAAAAAATTAAACTTTTACAAATTCGCCGTTTTCCTGTTTAATAAGTGCATTACCATTTTGATCTAAAACTGGCAAACCTAATTTAGATTGTAGTGAAGGATGTAATAATTTTTGGTCAACTATACCTTCATTAATAGCCTTTAAAAGCATATCTTTTAATTTTCTTTCATTATAAGTTCTGACACTTTCAGATCGTAAGGAAGAAATAATCAATTGAGATACTTTTCCCAATTTTTCATAATTTAAATCAACTAAATCATTATGTAATTTAGACAAAGATTCAATAATTGTATCTCCTTCCGTTACTGCAATCGGCAACCCTAAACTATCTACATCTTCTTTTGAAAAATAAACAATTTGAATTCGATTAAGTCTTTCTAATTTCGTATTGGTAATCAAAGCAAGAATAGCTTTCTCTATTTCAGCATCAGTACAATTTTCAACTGCCCAAACAGATAAAGTATTTTGAGAAGTTTTTAAACAAGTAGTTAAGGCATCGGCTCTGACAAAAGGTATAATTTCTGAATCCAGTGCTTTTTCTGCAATTTCCTCTTCAGAAGGCCATTTTGCTTTACTTATCTTTCTTACAAAAATAGTCATATTAAATTAACTACCTTTATTATCTTCTTCATACAATTCAACCAATTCTTTTCTATAGTCATCAATCCATTTTGGAGTTAACTTAGAGTGCTTCAGTACATTATTATATGATGGAAGCATTAATTTCTCTTGAATTCTTAATGCATATTCTTTGATTTCAGTATCTTTATGATTAAGAACGATAAGAAAATTAGTTAAAAATTGATGATCAATAAAATCAGGAGCAATATTACCTAAAATTTTTAAAATATTAAGAAGAACCTTTGTGTTATCAAAAGAATCAATAATCCATTGGCTAATTTGTTCTTGAACTTCAACTTTACTATGTTTATAAAAGTTGATTAATTCATTTTCAATAGGTGAAACATAATCGACTGGCACATCTTCATATCTCAGAAAATTATCAAATTTATTCTTAAAAATATCAAATTCTCTTTTAATTTGCTTTAAGCTCTCTTCCCCTATCTTTTGTTCTATAACAGTGGGGTCAGTAATACTAACTACGTCTGTATTTAAGTAATCTTTTAAAAAAGACTGTATCTTATCGGTTTGCCAAACCGTTTTTATTGTTTCAATCTCGTACTTAGTGATTATCTTTTTATGATTACCACTTTCATACATAGTATTATTAGATAAATTATTTGAATAGTTCATATAAAAAATCTTACATTGATTCTAAAATAAATTTCTTTGAAGCATTTATAAACTTTACTACATCCTTACTTGTAAATCTAAAAACATCCTTAGTAGATAACGTATTAACATCATAAACACTTGCTAGAGTATTTCGAGAAACTCCTGATTCATGAGTTACATAATCTTTTGAAACAGATAAATTTACCATTTCATTTAGTTCCGCCATAGCAAAACGAGTAACTTTTCTCGATCTATTCTCAATAACATTTCGATCTAATTCTTCTGAAGTACAATACTCGCGTAATGTAACCTCATTATAATCCTCCCTAATAAGAACTAGCCCCAATCTTTTTGATTGTTTATAGTTTATATATGGGGTCAGATCCGAAAACGATTTAAAAAACTTTTCAAATATACTTTCTAATTCCTCTATTTTCTCAAAGGAATTTAAAAATACAAGTGAATCATTTCTAATTTGGTAGGTACATTTTTGATTGCTACTAACCAAATCAATAAATTTAGTTATCTTTTTTGTTTGAGAACCATCCTGAGAATTAATCTCAATTAATTGTTCAGTTATTTCTTTTGGAAACAACAAATGATTTATAGCAAATTCTTTTACTAATTTATCAAGTGTTTCTGGCTTAGATTGAATGGGGGTTAAACCTCCATTTATAACAATTTGTAATTGGAAAACTTGATCGTTCATTGTATTGAAAGCAAAATATAATTAAGTTTTATTTTACAGAATACACTACATCTGAACAATCCCCCCCCTAAAATTTAAAGATTATTACCAATCAATCCTATAACTTACCTATAAACTTTTACAACTACCTCACTATACGTCGAAGTAACTGTGCAGTCTTGAGTAGAATGCACAGTAAAATTAGGTACTTCACATTGATACTCGATTAGCAATCCAGCCATAGAAAAATTGTTCTTGGCTTGGATTGCGCTCACAGATTTCAATGTAACGCTGACCTTGCATAATATTCAGAACTCGAACTAAAACTTTTTCTCCTTCTTTCCCGCGTTTGACCAAATAAGTTTTGAGTGCATTAAGAGTTGCCGGACCATATATCCCATCTACTGATAAATCTGGCCACCCTGCTTTACCATTGTTATTTAGGAGATTCAAAGCACGTTGTAAAAGAGGTTTTGCAAATCCGGTACCGCAATTCACACCAGTGTCTAGAAGCTCTTCAGCTACAGCAGAAGAAATGATATTCACCTGATCAAAACGTGGGGCTGTCCAATAGTTTTTGCGATAAATTGCTTTGGCCACTTCAAGAGGCAAATCTTTCATATTGCCCTTAAAACCATTTGTACGTGCTACAGCTTGAGTAATACCGTATTTGGTTGCACCGCCCCGATCAGCTGGGTTATTTACATACCCGCCTTCACGCTTAATTAATTCATCAAGATATTGTTCAATGTTCATTTCACTTTCCTTTAGATAATAAAAAACCGCCCGAAGGCGGCATTAACTGTTTTCGATATCTCTTTTAGCTTTCTTAACTTCTTTAAGTACTTCAATAATCGTCTTACCTTCCTGTTTGTTAATGAAGTTAAAGATCCAGCGGACTAAAGCCCAGCCAGGTAAACCACAAACAAAGAAGAATCCTCCAAGAGCAATCATCCCCCATATATCAGTAACCCATTCATGAAGCCCCCATTTCACGATAATGAATGAGCCGCCAGCGAGGCTTGATACAACCGTACAAATCAAGCCCACTGCCCACTCTTGTGGTGAGCGTGGCATACGTGTCATTAATACAACTGCTACAACCAAGCTGGCCGCCAAAGCCACCACAATTGCAAACCCATAAAATTTTAATAGTGCTGTAAAGCCACTAGTGGAAACTGGTTCCATTTATTTCTCCAGATTTTTTGGCATTAAAAAAGCCCTAACTTATTTAAAGCTAGGGCTTGTGTGGTTTTGCTGTGTAGTTACGATGCTTTTTTAATTACAAGCTTATATCTACTACCAATAAAATCAGGATCATCTTCAATTGATACTTCCGCATTGAAGCCTTTTTCACGAAGTAGATCTGAAATGGCCGTTGTTGTTTCTTCATTTAAAGTCATCTTTGAATAAAGAGTACATACTCCGTTTTGTGCAATGTCTGCTTCAATCTTTGGTAAAGCACCTTCTACATACATTTCTGCGTAGTTCATATTAAATTCCTGATTCTAATGTGAATGAAACTGAGAAGCGCATCGGGTCAACTAACGCACCTGACAAATTTTTAAAAAATAACTTAACTCCAGCCGCGACTCTATAAGCTGACCAACTACCATCGTATGCTTCAATTGCTTGAAGCGTTGGTGGCAAAATAACATCCCCACTACCCAGACCTGTGCCAGCAAAAATGCCAGAAACTTCAATGTGAGGATTCGCTAATTCAGTAGTTACTCCTGAATCTCGTTGCAATCTATAGACCCCCGTTGATTCTTTTGAAATCGACCAACCTGCATTGTTTTGTTGGGTAGTAAAAGTGACATCATAAGTCAGCATCATCGGTGCGATAAAACGACCCACTTTTGAAACTTCGTGATTGTATGTATTCCACTTACGAATTTTTTTAGTCCATGAATCAGATGCAACATACGGTGCATTTGCAGCAGTAGCGCCAATTACTCGCTTAAATACAACACTTGAAACTGATGTTTCATCCTGATTTGCGAAATACAATTCACCATTCGGTGCATTAATATAAATCGGTGTTTTATAGTTTGAGTCTGTTGCAGTTGGTTGAGTAGTAATTAATAATCTTCGATTAGTACCACCATACCAATTAGCAAAAAGTGTTGCTAAACCAGATGGAGAAAGTTGTATTTTCGCACCCGTCGCACCGCCCAAGGTAATGCGGCTCTTATCGATAACAACACCACCAATATTATCTGATACAGCCAAAGCAGTTGTGTCAGCTCGATTTAGCCAAGGCGTTCTAATGTATAGATTATTAGTGATGCAATTAAATGTTTGTTGATAAGAAGTATTTACAAGCCAGTCACGAGCTACACCATCTCTTGTTTGCTCTGCCCAAATTGCATTGAATGAGCAATTCGACCAAATTCCTGCCGTGAGGCCAAACTGCATATATTCAAGAATAATATTATTAAAGACGCACTGATAAGCTTCTTTAGCAAACAGCACAGGGTATTTACCCCATTGCCATGAGCAGTTGTCAAAATATGCAGTAGTACTTTGTTTAGAATCAACATCAGCAATATAAAACCCTGCATTTGATGCACTAATTGACATCAAATTTTGGACACGGAACGAGACCGTTGCATTCGATAAATATACTTGATTGTAAAAGCCTGAAATATTTGCATTTGAAAGTGTGAAGTTATAACCATCAACTTTTAAACCCGAAATATTTTCTGAAACACCCTCACTTACTAATTGCAAATCTCTTACTTCGGCGCCCACGTTAATAAATGCCACATTATTAAGAAGGGTATTTGAATTTGAATAATCACCTGGTCTTACCTTTAGAGAGTTCATTGCATACGCAGTGGCATTTTGTCTACTAAATCCACCTCCAACAATCCCTTTACCCTTGCAATCAACTTGTTTATTGATGCGATATTCAACTTGTCTGTTAGCAAGATAAATATTCGAACCTGTGTATGGACTCAACGCACATCGAATAAATGCGTCCGCATCGTCATAATTTGGGTCGTCACCCAGACCGCCAAAATCATCAATTGTTGGAAAAGCAACTGTGATTTTCACCCAATTCCCGCCATTTGCAGCAACAACAATATAACCGTCTGGAACTTTTGAACTATCAGCACTAAATACAAAAGTTCCTCCACCTAAATGTTTATCTTTTATCACAGATCGTACATTTACGGTGCGGCCTGGCCATGGCAATGTAGTAGCTAAATCATCAATACAATCTAAAGTACTGATAGTTTTTTTATTAAATTCCCTGAGATTTTCTCCAGTTAAAGTAAGTACCAGTGTATCTATCCACCCGTTTTCGCCTGCTCCGGCTGCACTAGCAACTTCAATTGCTTCTTTGAGATCCTTAAAAGCCTGAATTTGTTTTTCATTAAAATCAGCAACCGATGAGTTAATAATCTCATCAATACGTAAAAGAACCTCTGATGAATCAAGAGTAGATAAATCGCCCATGAGTGCTAGCAGTTTTTTTAAAATTGCCAATACATCATTGAAGTTATTTGTGTTGTTTAAAACCGCATTCCAGTTTGTTGCCATCTTTTTGGATCTCCATGCAACAAAAAACCGCCAGAAGGCGGTCATAAAATTTAAAAAATCAGTTTAGTAATAGACGACTACAGTGCAGATCTTGGGAGTATATGAGCCTTGAGTGTTATCACCACCAAATGCTCCCATCAGACGGAATTTGGTGTTTGTCCGGGCAAAGTCTTCACGCTCTTGCAAGCTAACTGCATCAGCTCGATTGCTTGTTCCAGTACATACGATGCCATAATCTGTATCAGGTGCACCCTCACTCAAAGTAAATTCGATTTGGCCGCCACCTTTATTTTCAACTGAAGCAAAGCCACGGCTTTTGACTAAATCGAACGTTGAGCCGTTGAGGCGAATAATAGCGATAGCTTTTTCACCTATGGTTCCACCGTCGACCGTATCGATAGTAATATCTTTAGAGCCATCAAATGTGCCACTACCCTGGATTACACCAGTGAAATTTATCTTTCGTCCCTTTTCTAACTTTGCTGCAGAAACAGCATTAGCACCTGCATCCAGCTTGCCATCAATGATTTCATTAATCTTTTTGGTTATTGAATTAAATAACCAGTTAAACCATTGACGAGCGGGTTTCTGATTTGATGGAAAGCCACTTAATAAAGTTAGTCCATCGGTATTTTTTGGCCCGTTCAGGCTAAATTCTTCTAACTTATCCATCTACTTCATCCGAAAAAATTAGCTCAACTCCACTTGGTAAAGGAAATAACAAGCGGACTAGTTCTTTATCTATAGGTTGAAACTCTGCAAGAAATTCAAAAGTAACGGTCATGTCTCTGTTGTCCTTTAGCTTGAAAGGCACATCAGTTAATAACTTGCAGATTTCAAATGCTTCATCGAGTGTGCAATCAGAGTTATTGAGCAAAATTTTTGCCCTAACTACATTCGGTAATTTTTTAGGTGGGATGCTCTGTCCGCGGTAACTACTAACACCTGATTCGCGCCAAAACCCGCCAATATCCGGGTTATCTGTTTCACCGAAGGTTAATGCTTCAGGCTGGCCATCAAACCCGAAGAAAGGTAAAGGTACAATATTGGGAACTACTAATGGTGCTCCCACCCATTCAGCGATAATTCTTAATTGATCACCAGTTGCTGAATCTAAGTCGAACTTCTCATTTATGCTTTGCAGCACGCTCATACAATCAAGAATAGGTTCTATTGATTCTTTGACCGTCTGTCTAAATTTCGGCTTAGATCGGTGCTCATTAATGATCAGATTTAAATAACCATCTGTTTGCATTAACCACCCCCAGCAACACTAATCTCGATATTGTCTGAGTCACAATAAGCAACGGCGTTAAAAGCTAGTGTGTAATCACCTTCTACAGGTACACCATCTACAGTTAATTGAAGGCTTTCAATTTCATAAGACCTTGCATCTAATGCGCCGTATAAGCCTGCTGGTACATACAGCTTATTAATTGCGATACGGTCCCCAATATCGAGCTGATTAATGTAATCGGCTGAAGCGCTCTTTATTTGCTCACCAATATCTACCGTGTAATCAGAATTAGTCGTTAATTCAAAACGGATACCAATAGACTTTTGAATAGGTCGCCAATATTGAATTTCTACTGGATCTCCATAGACAGTTGGGCGAATCACAGTTGTATTTCCATATAGATCACAACCAGGCGCTTTCTTTACCCGAATGGTTTCAGCAATCAATTGATCATTTCCACCCGCAACAACTACCGCTAAAGATTTTGGTGGTAGCCCTAAAGGATCTACGAATGACTTTTTATTTTCATAAACCTTACAACGGCTTACCCCATCAAGGCTAAACAACGCACCTAAAATACCTTCAGTATAAGAACGCGATGGAATAGCAGTCGATAGTGCCTGGCGTTGCCGTAATTTAGCATTGCTTTCAACTGGCGCACCTAATGTGGAAGCCTGAGGATTATTAACTGATTGCCAACCACGTGTAGGTGTTGAAATGGTCGTAACTGAATTTGGTAAAGCCAAAATTGCTCCAGGCTTTTCAGCTATTGCCGTAGTAACTATTTCACCTTCTGAAGGAATAACAACTTGTGCCGGCAACAACCACCGGTTATTATTTTTGTCACTCACAATACCGTTATTAATGATTGTGCCGGCAACGCCCACCAAAACCACTGATACAGTTGATTTTGTGGCCACTGCACGGCGAATGCCATTGATTTTGACATTGCGTGAAAGCGCATCAGTATCGGCAGTACTTGGCGACATAGAGTTGTAAACGTCGGAAACAACCGCATTACAGTCAGCAATTACACGAGCAATTACACCAATCCATTGTCCATCTTGACTATCATTTTCTAAGTAAACATCTTGGCCATAAATTTCTCGATATTTTTCTTTAAGGTGCTCAACAATTTCACTGTATGTTGAAACTGTTACGCCATATTGGTTAATTACTGGGGCTATGCTAGTTAGTGCCATATTTAAATATCCCCTTGCAGATCGGCAGGACCATAGATCGTGGTGATGGATGATTGAATGGATAACGTGCGTGTTTCTCCATTAAATTGACTATCGAATGAATCAATCCGGAGTACACCTTGAGTCTCTAAAATGCGCTGGCGAATCATCAATTCAAAAAGATGATCTGTGTATTTCCCCAGCACGTCTGTTGTCCACCCCGTACCATCTGAAGTATCAGCAAACCATTCACCTACCCAAAACTTAAGACGCGTCATAACCGCCTGCGCTACACCCTCAGGTGTATTACTATGGAAATTATTTTGACCTTGGCCAAAGCTATAATCCCCATCTTCATCTAGCTTTCTATAGCGCATAAAAAAAGCCGCCTTTCAGCGACCCCTCATTCATTTATGGTTTCGGTGGACCAGACTCACCATTACCCGGCTGTACTTTCGTATGGCCATGGCTAGATCCAACATCCACATCGTTATTTTTTAATGCCCCTAAGACGCCTAACCCATCTTTCATTTCAACCGGGCAATTAAAAGTAGCTTTGGTACCTAAAAACTCCAACTCTCCAGCATCATTAATCCGGATCTTGGCATTGCCTCCATCATTTCTTAACTCAACTGCATCGGTGGCTACATTCTTTAATCGCTTAGGTTGAGATTGCGGCGCAAATGTTGCGAAACCATCGGATAAGTCATGCTTACGGTTTTCAAACGGTGGTTGAATGCCTCCGTTTTGCCACCACAAATCAATGCACCTAGAGGAGAAATGTACTAGGCACTCATCACCCCGCTTAACTGGAAATGTTAAAGCAAAGCCTCCAGCTTTAGGCCAGCATACCGGCACGTCTGGTATTAATGGTAGATCCACTAACTCCATTGACCCATCTTCACGCATTACCGGTATCTGAATAGCTGGTGTAACTGATACTGTTTGCTTATCTGGATCATAAGAATCAACGATACAAGGCAAATTAGTCCACAGTACTGCTAGAGCAGATTTAATCGCATCGTTGATTGTATTAAGCAAATGGGGCGATCTTTCGTTATTACTTAAAGCCATAATCAATCCACCGCCGTAATTGTAATACCAGATTTAGGAACTACAGCACCCTGACCAACTGAAACTGTGCTTGTATACCAGTCATCACCACGTGTATCTCCGTAGTGCTCAACTGCCTTGATGATGTAAATACCATTAATACCACCAGCCGTTTTTAGATCCTTTTGTGGTTGATCAACGCCCTGGCTTTGGTAATCAATATCAAAAGCTTGTGTCTGGATACTTGAAGTATCGACATGTATGCGTCTACCACGGCGTAATTGAGGATTAAGGAGGCAATTCACCATTAAGCCTTCAGTAGTTAGCTGAGGCATTCCGACCATCCCAGTATTTGCATTCATTTCAAATACAGAGTCCAGCAAATAACTACTAATTCCGACCATGTAGAGGTATTCATCATCAATGAAGTACTCCGTATTTGTGTCTTTGCAAAACTGGCGGATCTGATCGTCTAGTGAACCAAACATGACTTTGCCGCGAACATATGTTTGATCACTAAGCTGTGGCAATTCACCGGTTTCTACACCATTAGCCTGATACTCTTTGGCGATTTCATTTTTTACCTGATCTACTGTCGTGCCGGCAGCAATAGTTTTATTCACTAAAGCATAGTTTTTAGCTTTATCTCCAGATTGGGCCAGAATGCATAAAAACTTATCCGTAGGGCTTTCACGCTCACGCCGGTATTGAAAAGTTGAACCTTTAAAAATGGTTGATAATTCATCACCGTACCCTACTTCAAAAGTGACCATAGCACCGACATTTGAGTTGTCTTCACCAGCCAAACGATTCATTGTGTCTTCAGATAGGTTGTAGATATAAAACTCTGCTGCCTTAGGCGTTTCGGCCGTAGGTTGATTAATTCGAAATACAATTCGCATTTCAGATAAATCTAATGCCTCAGGCTCACCATATTTAAGTTGAACGGTTAGCCGGCAATTACGCTTCCATTGTTCACTCATTCCGGATCCTGCCAAAATAGTTTTATGTTGGTACCTAAATCACCAAATGATTGGCTCTCATCTTCATTGAGGTTTTGAACGTACATAGAGCCGCTAATTACATGGCTAAAAGGGCTCAAAATATCGACACCTGAGACTAAGGGAATACCTAAGGCAACAGGCTCTGAATTAGTTTGAAAAATATCTAGATACCAGCGCTTTAGAAAAATCAGTTTGAGCTGATAATTCACTTTATTTAGTTTGATAAAAAACTTCTGATTCCGATCGAGCAAAGGGATTTCATACAAAGCCATATTTACTTACCACTCATTAATGAACTAAAAGCATCTACAGCTGGTCCTAAAACAGTATTCAATACTGAAGAGTTAACTTGTTTCAGCTGTTTGGTACCAGAATCAACAACATCAGAAGTTACTTCAGGATTCTTTTGATCAGCGATAGAAACCAGCGTTTCTTTTGTGGAAACAATAAAAACTTTCTTAAATACAATATCGATCATCAAAGCATTTTCGGAAGTTTCATCAGTGACATTCTTTAATGACTTAATCAACATGTCTGTATAAAGGCGTTTACCAGTAGAAATAATAAGTCGTTGACCTTGTAAGGCCTGCAACCCCTGATAAATACCAAGAAGTGACAAATCTGACCCAATAAATGTATTACCAATAAGACCATTCATCCTTCCAGCACTTTCAGACCACCCGATTTTCATGGTGACCTCTGGCGGTGCTTTATAGCAGTGGTCAGAAATAGGTGAACCTTTTTCAACGGGATGCTCTGTTATTACAAGCTCATCAGAATGATTCTCTTCAATAACTACATCTGCAAATAAACCCATTATTGAACGATGACCACCAAACAATAGTGAGCCAACTGTTTCAGTGATAGCCATGCTTTCCTCCGGGCAATAAAAAACCCACCAAGTGGTGGGTTTAAATATTTTCAAAAAATGTTGCTTCTCAATGCTTGAACTAAACCTATATAATTTTTGATTAAAGATAAATCACTTTAAAATAAAGGTTAATTCTTGTGAGCACATCATCAAGACCAATTTGTCCCTACTGTAATAGTAAGCAGACACGATTTGCTTCAAGCAAATCAAATATACTTAAATCACAATACACTTGTAAAAATTGTGGCCAAAGCTTTTCAGTTAAAAATGAACTGTATGAATCAAAAGGCGGTTGCTTTAAGTTCTTTTTCAAACTGATATTTTGGGTAGTAATTGTAGCTATTGGCTTTGCCATTTACTTGGCAAAATTTGATAACACCCCTAATAAATCGCAATCTTCTACACAATTAACTGAAAAGAAAAATTCAGATA